TGGTTATGAATACCAATCTATTAAGTGATATATTCAAAAAATTAGAAGCAAAGAAAATACAATTATTAACTACACCATTTAAAACTGCAAAAAGATGGGATTGGGTATTTCGTATTTTTGATATATTCCAATGGTTGAGTGTAAAGATAAACACACCATTCGCAGTAGGTGGATTTCAGTTATGGGATAGACAAGCATATTGGTATGTGGGTGGATATGTAAAAGATGAATTGTTTGCGGAAGATTATTCACTTTCATCAAAATCAAATCCAAAGTATTTCCATATTCATAAAACAAAAGGAGTTTGGACATCACCTAGAAGATTTGAAAAGAAAGGTGTATTCTATATGGTTTCTTTAATGATACAAAGTTACATCAACAGAAATAATCCTGAATTTTTCAAACAACATCACAATTATTGGACTTAATATGGGTACTATATTTCCTTTTCTTTTTGGATTCGCAGTTGTTATAGCAGGTTGTATTGTTATGATGATTGTAGACCAAATTTCTAAAAAAAGATAATGTATAAATACATAATCGCATCCGATTTACATTTAGGTACAAAACATAGTAAAGCAAAGGAGTTCTTACAATTCATAGAAGAAAACCCCTGCGAACAACTTATTCTCAATGGGGATATAGTTGATGGGTGGGCATTACAAAGAGGAACTAAATGGAGAACATCTCACACAAAGGTAATTGCTAAACTAATTAAATTATCTACAAAACAAAAGGTAGTTTGGATAAGAGGTAATCACGATGATTTTCTAAAAGATTTTACGGGTACTAATTTGGGTAATATAAAAATCAGAGAAGATTATATTATCACCGCAGATAAAAGATACTTTATATTTCATGGAGATATTATAGATGTTTTTATTACAAAATACAAATGGTTATCACAAATAGGAGCATTTGGATATGATTTTGCTTTATTGCTAAATGATGTGTATAATCGGTATCGTAAGTGGAGAAACCTACCATATTATTCAATCTCACAAAGAATAAAAGAGGGTGTTAAGATAGCAACAAACTATGTTAATGATTTCGAAACAACTGCAATTAAAATGGCAAGTGATAAGATGTGTGATGGGGTTATTTGTGGGCACATACACCAACCTGCAGATAGAATGATTGGTAAAAAACACTATCTTAATTCAGGTGATTGGGTTGAGAATATGACAGCAATTTGTATAAAATTGGATAATACAATTGAGGTTAAATCTTTTAAGTGATATTTATATAAGTAGAAAATATCATAATGATTGAAAAAGTTAAGAATACTATTAAGTGTATTATTCATATTCTGTCTAGCTTTCAAAGCTAACGGACAAACAACATTTACACAAACATTCATAGATAAGTGCAGTGGTGAGGTAAAGCTTGCCACTACTACCTATGTCAATGGAAATGCCTTTGTATCATTCTATGACCAAATGAAAGTATTTACACCCGATGAAGTTCAAAGTGGTGCAATGCGAATTTGGTTACAATCGGTATATATTGCATACTCTAATAGAGGATGTGCTGTAACAGTAGTTCAACAAACAGTTCAACAAACAGTAAATCAGGCAGTTCAGCAAGCGGCAGCGGCGGCAGCAACGCAAGCGGCGGCGGCAGCTGCATCGAAAGCTGCGGAGGCGGCGGCTTCAGCAGCTGCATCGGCGGCGGCTTCAAAAGCGGCGGAGGCGGCAGCCTCAAAAGCCGCAGAAGAGGCGGCAGCAAAAGCGGCGGCAGAAGCGGCCTCAAAAGCTGCGGCAGCAGCTGCATCGGCGGCGGCTTCAAAAGCAGCTGGTTCGGCGGCGGGTGGAGCCGCATCATCGGCAGCTGGTTCGGCGGCTGGTGGGGCAGCTTCATCGGCAGCAGCTTCCGCAGTTCCACCCCCACCACCAACTCCATCAGCACCAACCCCATCCGCTCCTGCACCAGCAGCCAATAACACACCTGCGCCAGCAAGTGGTGGTTCATCACAAAGTGGGGGAGGAGGAGCTGCTCCAAAAGCCGAAGCAAAAGCTGAAGCAAAAGCAGAGGCAAAGGCTGAAGCTAAATCGGAAAGTAAGAGTGAATCCAAATCTGAATCTAAATCCGAATCAAAAGAAGAATCCAAATCAGAAAGTAAGAGTGAGGAAAAGAAAGAAGAATCTAAATCCGAATCTAAAAAAGAAGAAAAGAAAGAGGAGAAGAAGGAAGAAAAGAAAAAGGCTGCAATAATAAACCCATTACTATTTGCATCCGATTTAAGTGTAGTTCAATCCGATACTGCTAATTGGGATGCTATCATAACACTGGGTGTATCTCGTTCATCGGCAGCAGGTAATGTTAGTTATTCAGGAACATCTATGATATGGTCTAGCTTAAAGCAATTTGCTTTGAGTGGTGGTATTACTAAAATGAACTTAAAGGATGGTGCATTAGTATCTATGAACTCCTATTCAGTTACTACTGCATATTTAAGTGGAACTTTAATGGGATTGGCTGGATTTACTTGGATTAAACCACATCCTAAATTTGGTGTATATGGTTACAATGTGGGTTTGGTTAATTTACTATCACCACAAGAAACTGGTGGGTATTCGTATAGTATGAGTAGTTCAACAGTTGCGTTTTGGACTAAACCATATCAAATGAATAAAAAACTAACTCTATCACCACAGATATTTACAATGATGCCAGGTGCTAATTGGGATACTTCAAATGGGGATATAAAAATGGGTAAAGACTTTGGATTTCTATTAGGAACATCCGTAGATTATAAATTATCCAAAAAGTTTGGTTTGAGTTTCAACTATAAGATAAATACATCAACTGCTTCAGGAGCACCTATATTAAGTAATTTCTTAATAGGTTCTAGATTAATGCTTTAGATTCCTAAAACATCATCCATTTCTTCAATAACTTGTTTGGTAATATCAGTTTGACCAGCAAGGTTTAATCCTGCCATAGTAATACTAAATACCGCAGCCGAAACTACAATTGTTCCAATTGAATAAACTAATGCTTTTGTAAAAAATGTTTTCATATAACCCCCGAATGTATATATAAATATATTAAAAAAATATTTTGGAAAAGACTTGACTTTCTTATTTATTTTGCGTACCTTTACTATGTAATAAAAGTTAAACATAAACAATAAAAATATGAGAAACGGATTAAGTATTTCAACATTAAAAGAAATTGAAGCAGAGTTTGGTGACTTTGAAATCAAACAAGTTTTTGGTGGTAGTTATGATGTGTTTTTCCGATTTGGTTATTGGAGAAGCGTTGATGTGGCTAAATTGCAGGACATCATCGGTGGTATGAATGAGGTGGTTGAAGATGCAGATTACGATGAGGATTGCGGATATTTATTTATGTATCGTCTAAAATAATTAAAAAATATTTGAGAAAAGACTTGACTTTCTCATTTATTTTACTTACCTTTATAGAGTAATAAGAGTTAAACATAAAACAACAAAGATATGAACACAATTAGAGAGTATTATGTAGAGAATTTCCCAACCGATGATTTGGGATTAGAACTTAACGAAACCCCTACCTTTTCCGGCCTATTAAATCAACTGATTGTAAATGGTGATGTTTACCGATACATAGGTGTTACTGATAGTGTAATCAGAGAGAGATTGTTTGAAAGGTTAGCTGAAGAGCTTGAAGTGAGTTACGATTATGTATATAACCTTTGGTTAAACTAAAATATAAAAGTTATGAAAAATTACCAATTTAATTACTACGGCTGGGTGCCAGGTTACAATGATTTCGATGATGAGCAAATCCTCATCACTGCTCCCACAAAAGAGGAGGCAATCCAAATCTTCAATTCCAGAAAGCGGTTCATCAAATACGGACCAGAAATTATTGAGTTAGACACTTTAAATAAATAAGATATGAGTTACATAAAATTTGATAGACACGCCAATATGACTTCAACAACACGAGGTGAAATTATGGATATTTTAAAAGAGGTTGATTTCAATACTGGTTTTGACCTTATGAATATGTTATACGGATTATTTGACGGCTACCTTTACGATGATTTACTTGAAGTAGCTAGAGGTGCAAAAATAGATAAGGCACTTTACAATAGAATAGAAAATGTAGTTTCAGTTATTAAAAATTATTTATAAACTTTAAAAAATAAAACAATGGGATTAGACATGTATTTAGAGAAGCGTACCTATGTTAGACAATGGTCGCATCAAACACCGGAAGAGCAGTACAATGTAGAAGTAACCAAAGGTGGTCAACCTGTAAAGATTGACCCAAAGCGTGTTACTTATGTGATTGAAGAGATTGGTTATTGGCGAAAGCAAAACCAAATCCACCAATGGTTCGTTGAGAATGTACAGAATGGTGTAGATAATTGTGGTGAGTATTGTGTTAGTAAAGGTCAGTTGGAAGATTTGTTGGAAATATGTAAGAAAATCCTAAACGATAATTCACGCGCAGAGGAATTATTACCAACTGCAAATGGTTTCTTCTTTGGTGGAACTGAATATGATGAATGGTACTTTGATGGTATTGAAAACACTATTGAGATTTTAGAAGAAGCATTATATGATACGAGTGCTGACTACTATTACTCTTCATCTTGGTAATATGAAACGGATACTAACATTTTATACGATTATCATAGTACTAGGTGCTATGATTTTCGGAGCTTGTTCAAATGACCCAATGTCAAAAGAACGATTGGGTAAAGATGATGGGTTTGAGGTAGAATACCTTTTTGAGAAAGATGGTGTAAAAATGTATCGTTTTTATGATGCACCGCATTATCATTATTTTACAAGTAGAGGTGAAACTATAACAACACAAACAAGTGGTAGTGGTAAACACGAAACTCGTCACGAAGAAAACATAAAATCTTATTAATATGGAACTAACATTAGGAGATTTACAACAAATTGAATTGATTTGTGTAGAAGCATCTGCTTGGGGATTGCGAGATGAGGTAGTGGATGCAGCGGAAACGCTTATAAAAGAAGGATACGAACCGGTGGTAGCGTATGAGATTGCATTTGAAGAATGGGTTAAATAAAACAATAAACTATGAGCAATTTACAAACTTACATAAAGTATTACGAAGATAACGTCCAATTAGCAGCATCATTTGCTAATAAAGGCGAGATGGGTATGGTACGTTCCACTATGAAAGAGGTGGTAGAAGGATTGTTGGATTTGATTTGGAAAACTGAAATCGGTGGTGAATCAAAGAAGAACGATTTCATTGAATCGGTGAGTAAAAGTGGTTATACCTTAAAGTTTCAGGTAGATAGACACCTATACCATACCGATGGAACTATGCAAAAGATTGGTGAATGTAAAGCATATTTAGATAGATGTTTTATGGAAAGGGCTAGTTCAGATTTTGGTAGAATCCTAAATGGTGTCCAATCAAAACCAACTACGTTTATACTAGCATTAGAGAATAGTGTAAGTGATAAGGCATATGAATACTATATGGATGAAGGAAACATTCACAAAGTGTTTTATCTATGTGATGGCAAACGTTCATCTACAAAACCAATCTGGCGTAATCCACACTACAAACCAATCAACGAAACAAAGTTAAAAGATTTTGTTGATTTTATTA